ATTAATAACCCAGTTCTCAGAAACTAAATGCCAAGGACTTCATATTCATTGTCCTGAAGGTAGTACATCAAAAGATGGACCTTCAGCTGGTGCTGCAATAACTACTGCTATATATAGTCTATTTAATAATAAAAAAATAAGTAACACTATAGCAATAACTGGTGAAATCAACTTACAAGGGGAAGTAACTGCAATAGGTGGGCTTGATATGAAGATAATGGGTGGAATAAAAGCCGGAGTAAAAACATTTATATACCCCAAAGAAAACGCTCGTGATTGTCGTGAATGGAAGACTAATAATGACGAACTATTATACGCTGATATACAATTTTACGAAGTGTCTACAATACAAGACGTTTTCAAAATAATATTTGCATAACAAACAAATATATTGTTATATTATAATATTAACAATATGGATTTAAACATTATTGGTTTCGGTTACTTATTTCTAAGATTAGCCCCATTTGTGTTAGCATCATTTTTTACTTTAGCTTCTATATTTAATCAAGATTTCAAAGGATTTATATATTTAGTAGGGCTACTATTTAGTTCATTTATAACAATGGTAGTAGGGAAATCAGTCCCATTTATAAAGGATTTGCAACGACCGGACAATGCTCCTGAAATATGTAATGTACTAACAGTCGGACAGGCAGATAGTTTATCAGATTTACCACTCGGTCAATCCGCACTTACTTATACATTCGCCTATTTATTGTTCTCAATGATAAACTCGAAATTATTAATGCAAAATATACCAACTTTAGTATTCTTCCCATTATTAATCATTTTCGATTTTGTATGGAATTTAAATAATAGTTGCTATTCAATGGGTCAATTAATCAGTTCATTGGGTGTCGGTGGTTTAATCGGATGGTTATGGGCGTATATTATTTCAAAAGGTAAAAGCCCTTCTCTTATGTATTTTAGTTCTCTATCAAATGAAGATGTATGTTCGAGACCAACCAAAAGTACATTTAAGTGTAATGTATACAAGAATGGAAAACTAATATCTAAAAACATAAGTGGTTAAATTTCAATACAAATATGATATAATATTTTTATTGAAAAAGATGAGTATTATTGACAAACCATGTTTTTACTACTACAACTTGTTTTTGTCTACTAATCTGTTGTGCTATTAAATTCATAGCATACACTTTTTGTTGAAAATGAAACATAAATTTATTTACTACTTGATTAAAATCTAAAATGCTATATTTAGAGGCTAAATCGTCATACGGGAATTCAGCATATTTTTTTCTTTCATTGACCGAATTATGAAAAATATAAAGCATTTTCTTCAGGTCTTCTACTGTATGGATTGCATTAAAATTAACCTTACGCATATATTGTGTAGCATGTTGACTACATGAAGGACATGGTAAATTATTACATATAGTCGTTATAAGTTGAATAATACTGGTTTTGTTCTCAACAAACTTTTGGTTTGACAACTTTTCGGGTATTGTATGAAACAACGCCCATGTAGGAGCCCCCCATCTCATTCTATCACCGTCACTCGGTGCTATACGTGATATTTGTGGAGCGGGTGTTCTCGGTACTGTACCATGAGTACGTGATGTATATAAATTCATACGCAATGGTTGTACTTGTTGTAAATCAGCACGTCCAGCTGTTTTTCCATGTTTTGTTGTAAATATCATTTATTATATTGTAATATAAAATATTCATACAAATTACATATAACAAATATAAAAATAAGGCGTATATAATATAAATGAGTGACAACAAGAATCAATTAATACATACAGTGAAAGAATGGGTACGCATAGATAACGAAATAAGACAATTACAAAAAGAGATTTCCACACGAAGACAAGATAAAAAAATAATGAACGACCAATTAATGGAAACTATGAAATCGAATGATATTGACTGTTTCGATTTAAATGATGGAAAAATATGTTATACGAAAAAAAATGTAAAAAAACCTATCAACAACAAGTTATTACTTAATATATTGACTAAATACTATAGTGGTGATATATCACAAGCATCCGAAATTAATAATTTCATAAACGACAATAGAACAGAAGTGACAAAAGAAAATATAACACGTAAGATTTCTAAAAATAATAACAATTAAATTATTTACAACCCGAATTCCGGAATAGAATATGTACCATTGCGATGAGTATATTTTGCTATAATGCCCGGATTTTCTTTATTATTCATCACATCTTCAATATTATATACATTTTCCCGGTCATCTATATAATACACGATTCCACCTATTTCTTGAGCTATTATTTCTATTTTATGTGTAATTTCACTTGAACTTAGGGTTTCGCTAATAAGTCCATGAGGCGTTCCTTTAATGTGAGTCCCACAATATTCACAACCTTCCTTTTTACGACGAGTACATTGCTCGTTATTTGCCCGTCTTGCGTTACAACGATTTGTTTCAGGGATTGTATTTTTAACTCGCTTACGTTTAGAAATATCTTCTTTCTTAAACACCAAACGCTCATAATCATATACGTATCCCATCAATTCATTTATTTTTTCGGATTCTTCAAATTTTATCGTATTTATTTTATCACGAATATCATTTTTAAAAGAAGTAATATAATCTTCAAATTTCTTGTTTAAACGCCTTTCCATATTAAATATATTGTATATTATAAATACGATATGTTTCTATTTTTTCAATTTTCTATTACCCCCCAACTTGCAGGTCTATGTTTTGTTCCACCATCATAACGCACCGCATAGTCATTACTTATTAACCATTCGTTTATATTTTCATCATCTAAGTACACGTCAGCTAACATTCGTCCATATTTCTCAGTATCTACATTTTTCAGATGAACCATTTTTCCGTAAATTTTAGCATACAACTCGTCACGAACATGTATTGCAAGTTCTTTTTCTTCAGGGGTTTTACCTCTTATTTCTGGTGTATCTATACCATTGAGTCTAATTGAAAAACGATATATGGGTTCAGTCGTATTAGGTAAAACTGAAGCTATCGTTATAGTATCCCCATCATATACTTTTATCACCTTTCCGAATTGTATAGGAGGAACAAACGGAACGGTATCCGAATATTCAATGTCTTGAAGCAAACTTATCATATCCATATCAGAAGACATATAATTATATAATATACCTTCATTTTTGTTGTTTCTAAACCAACATAATCCCAAACAATTCAAAATAAATGATTTCATAATAAGATGTAATTATCGTATTATGAAATGGTGCGTAATTATCAATTTTACAATAAAAAATATTTATTATTACAAACAATCACGTTCTAATTAGAACAACCCATGAACCTTTTTAAATACATCCTTTGCAGCAACTGCTGCTTCTTTCAGATATTGACCTACCATTCTCTTATCGGCAGGTTGCGAAAACGCAATACGTAGTACACTATCATCATCATGAGGATGAAACTTTTTAAACCCACAATATGTTAATATTTTTTCTCCATTATAATATTTTTCATAAAGTATGTATTCTAATGCCTTACCAATAGTATAATCCTCATTTTCAAGGATAATATCATAAGAGTTATCCACAGTCGTTTCACTCATTTTAATAGGTACGATATCAGAATCTATATTTTGTACTAATTCTACTAATTTATTCTGAAGAACTACACATCCCTTCTTTACAATATCTTTATTACTATATACCCCTACTGTTTGAATTACAAAGTCAAAACTATCCTTTAAAAACGAACGTTGGGCGTCCAATAAATAATAATTCTTCTTTTGAAACGAAATTTCGTCATTTGTTGATTCTTCCGCTCTCATTTTATTTTCGATTCCTTCCCATACATCTTTTGCTTTTACCGCATCAACCGTATTTCCATACGCACATTTAGATACGACGTTATATGTACTACTGTCCTTGGTGGTTCTTACTACGAATTCACATTTTAACTTAATATGTTCTCCTGGTATAGTAGGACCTATCCTTGGACGAAGACGAGCAAAATCAATAAACATATTCGTCTTTATAGACGGTGGAAATATCTTACGAGTTTCCTCTTCAGTTAAGTAATTACCATTGGTTTTATTTTTAATTTTAAAGTTTTCAGTGGTTATGTAAATCATATTATCCCCATCATTAGACATATCCAATTCCATAACATAATTACCTGGAAGGACGTCAAGCTCATTCATATGGATTGGTATACAACTCAAACGATGCTTTAAAATTTCATTATGAAGACGCCCTGTATTTTTTTCTATTTTACAATAGTCTTTATTCTCAGCATCAAATGATAATGTAGGAATATCTGACAATATTGTTCTACGAATAGCATTTGCTAAACTGACATTTATGTCTGATAATGTAAATTTATATACATCACCATCTTCAGAAATATTTGAAACAGTAGGGTTCATTGTTATAGATTATATAACTATTATTTTATGTGTATTAGTCCTATTTATATAATTTCAATTTTCTAATATTATCAAACCAGCATATCATCATCTATTAAATATTTATTAATAAATTCATTCCGTTCACCTGGTGTCATTAAACCCCAAATGAACTTAATATTTCGCTTTCGTTTATTTGATTTTGTAATTGTTGTTATATAATTATTCAAATCAATCACATCTTTATGTTTTAACTGTATATGTCGATTCATTAAAGCCAAAAGAGAGTTACTAATATAATTTAGATTATAACTGTAGCCATGATAGTGTAATAAATCTGTTAGCAATATAAATTCATTATATCGTGTGTAATATGTATCTTCTATTAATTTTATATCCTGTGTATAATTACGAATATCTTGCAATAATCCCTTTGATTGAGGTAAATAAGTATATGGTATTATATGTCTATGTACGACATAATATGGAATACGATATTTGTACATCAATATATCTAAGGTTTCTTTATTCATTCTAATATAATATACAAAATAATTCTATATCATATTATTTTATTGTTTACACTAAATGCAATGTAGGAGTAGAATTTATAATAAAGGCTCCTAATGTAATAAACATCAAAATAAATGGAAGCAATACTAAAAACCAAGCAAAACCAGTAGCTCCACCACGACACATCACATTTAAGAACCAAGTCCAGAATAATACATATAAGACCTTGATTACAAATATCATAGGGGTGTAAGTGGTGTCGCAACTATAGGAACCTAAACAATATTTATCTGCGTTACCCCAATTCTGGACGGTCATAACTAATAAAGCACTGATTGAAATAACCAAATATACATACGCAGGACTACACAAATCTTTTAATCCAACAACTCCGTTCATTATATCTTATACAGATAAAAAATATATATTGGAAGTATTTATGTTTTGTTTTGTTTATTCTATATCAACGTGAGTTAGCATATGACGACGACAACATACATTTGTTAATCCTAAAGTATCAAGTACCTCACCTTCGGCTGTTTTTTCTACATTTGTTTTTGTTAAATATACTACCTTTTCGACGGAAAGTCCCTTTGACGTCTTTATTCTACGAACTTCTGTTTGATAATATCTGTATTTATCCGCTAATACGTTACCGCATGTAAAACATTTAACAGGAATAATCATCGTTTATATAAATTATATGTTATTTTCTTTCTAATATTACAACTTAGATTTTCAATTTTCTATCCTGAATATATATACCAAATAATGAACCGATTAATTATTATAATACTACTTATTACGATAACTTGTTTAGTAAATTATTTTTATACGGTGACTGAAGGACAGGAAAACATGAATGAAGTTAAAGAGGAAACTGATACAACAGAAGTTAAAGAGGACACTCCTACAAAAGAAGATAAAGATGCGATTGAATATGACCCAACAAATTTAGATGTAGATTACATCAAAGAAGACGAAATCACAGAAGAACCACAAGACAATGTAGCCTGGGTAAAAGACAAAGATGGTAATATGGTTGAGTTAAAACAAGAACCATCAAATGATACTGCGAATAACCTTTCTGACAATATAAAGTATTACGAACCTGGCACATATAAATACGATTCCGGTTCATATATCCCTACATATGAAGACAGTGTATACTTAAGTAAAACAACTGGGGAATCAACAGTTACAGAGATAACGGATACTGACGCAATAAGTAAAGGTATATGTAGTCATTACAAAGACTATCCTGACAAAATAGAAGCTGAGTGTAATAAATTAGACAAGAATATATGTGCTTCTACTAATTGTTGTGTTTTGTTTGGAGGTTCAAAATGTGTAGCTGGTAACGCACATGGACCTACT